CTGCGCGCTTAAGCCTTGCGCTTGCCGCGCTGCAGCATGCCGGGGCGGGTGCACATGAACAGCGGGTAGCTGTACACCTCGGGGCGGGCCCAGGCCTGGCGGTCTTTGTCGAGCACCACCATGGCGTACACATCCTGGCCGGGCGTATTCACAAAGGGCAGAAACTCGGCTGGCGAGAAGCCCACCTTGAACGCGTCGGGCGCACCCACGGGGAAGAACTGGCACTCGTCGTCATTGATAGCCACAGTGCTCTTGTCGTCCGTACCCCGGTAGTTGATGAAATCGATGTTGCCGTAGCGGAAAGTGCCAAACGCCTGGCCCACATCGTTGCGCAGCTCACCAGCACCCAGCTGGCTCAGGTAGGTGCTGCGGGTTTCCTTATTACTGGTCAGGTCGTCAAAGAAGTTGTCACCGCACAGTGCCACGACGCGGGTCATGCCCGGCAGCCAGGCNCCATGGCTNNNNCGCATCATGGCGCGGATGACCTGGTTGCACTTCACGCGCACCTTGCCTTCTGTTTCTGTTGCGCCAGCAAAGTCAAAGTCGATCGTGGCTGGGCGAGCAATGCCAAACTGGGCGAACCAGTCATGCAGCACATTACCTGCCGCATCCATCACTTTGCCTTGCACTGCGCCCAGGCGCATGTGCTCGTGCGTCAGCTCTACCGCTGCGCGCAAGCCCGTAGTGCCATTCATCATTTCGGCAATCTGGTTTTGCACTCCCTGCAGTTCACTCGTCTCGCCAAAGGCGCGTATGTTCTGCAGCTCACTGGCAAACAGCGTCTTGCCACGTGCAATACGGGTGGTGGCAAAGTACTTGATGGTGCGCTGCTCGCCCTTGCCTTCGTCCAGCGGCGCACCGCGTTCGCTGACAGGAATCAGCGACAGCGTGCCGCCCTTCTCCTCTACAGCAATCGTGGTGGTACGTGAGCGCTCGGGGGTGAAGATGTTCATCTGCCCCAGCAGTTGCGGCACATAAGGTGCCTTCTGGATGGCAGCAGACAGCGTGGTCATGCTGAAAGCGGCGTGCGACGCCAGGAGTGCGAGGTCTGCCATGCGGTTTACCTTTGTCTTTCTGGCGCAATCAGCGCGCCACAATGCCCACTGCGGCCAACTGGCTCAGTGCTGCGGTTTTCTGGGAGGGGGTGATGGCTGCAGGCCAGATCAAGGCGGCGGCCTCTACCTCGGCATCACGTGCTGTGATAACGGCGGGCTTGTCGCCGGCGGTGGCATCCACAGCTGCAAACAGCACTGCTACAGCGATGTGGCTGCCATCCGGTGTTTCGCCTTCGCCCGTGCCATTTGCGGGGTCTACAGGCACGTACTTGCCTGTAGCTGCCACCTTGCCCAGGACAGTGCCGGGGCTACGTGCTACGCCTTCTGCCAGCGTCACCACATCACGCGAGCGGGTGCCGTTGGCTTCGCTCACCAGGTAGCAAGCCGTGCCGGGTTGTTGTTGATCCATGATTTGCGCTCCTGTTGAAAAGAGTTGGCTTTAGTGGCTGGACACGCCAAATGCCTTGGCCCAGCCCGCAGCNGCGATGGCTTGCGCTTCGGCTGCGCCGCCCTGCGGGGCTGCGGCTTCCACGCCCGATACGTTGGGGTTACCCATAGCAGCCATCGCTGCTGCGAACTGATTACCTGCAGCGGCGGTCGCTGCAGCAGGTGCCGCGTCCAGAAAGCCTTTGGCCTGCTCAGCACTCAGGCCCGTGGCAATGCACTGCTGCGTGATGGCAGGATTAGCTGCGGCGTTGGGGTGGCTGGTAATGGCCGTGACACGGGCACGCTCTGCAGCGGCACCTTCGGCGCGGGCTTTGTCCAGATCCGCCTGACTGGCGGTGGCAGGTGCTGCTGCCGTGGTGGTGGTCGTAGTTACACCAGCGGGCGCAGCAGGAGCTGCGGCCGCTGCATTCGCGGATGCTTCAGACATGGAGGTTTCCCAAGGTTGGAGTGAAATGCCCACAGCGGTAGCCACCGTGTGGGTGCGGCGGGTTGCCAGTTCAGCCACCACCGCATCGACAGTGCCAATGCGGTCAGCCAAACGCGCAGCCACAGCGGCTACGCCCCGGTAAACGCCGGCGCGCGTGTCGCGCACGGCTTGCTCGTCGATGCCGCGGTGCTTGGCCACGGCCTGAACAAACATCTGGTACAGCCCCTCAATGTCTGCCTGCAGCGCGGCGCGCACGGCATCAGGCAGGGGCTGGTAAGGGTTGCCGTCGATCTTGTGTTCGCCAGCAAAAATGTGCGATACGGTGATGCCGTCATTGGCCAGCGCACGGCTAAAGTCCACATGCCGCATCACCACGCCAATCGAGCCCACGTACGACGTAGGGGTCAGCACCACCTCATCCGCCGCGCTGGCAGCCAAGTAGGCAGCGCTGGCGGCCATGCCATCGGCCACCGCCACCATAGGTTTGCGGCCACGGGCGGCGTAAATGCGCTCGGCCAGCTCAAACGCACCAGCCACTTCACCGCCGGGGCTGTCCATCACCAGGGCAATGGCGTGTACGTCGGCCTTGCCCAGCGCGTCTTCCACGTCTGCGGCCAGGTCGTTGTAGCCAATCAGCAGGCTGCTGTCGGCTGCCAGCTTGGTGCGGTGCACCAGCCCGCCCATGGCGCTAATCACGGCCACACCATCCACTACGCGGTAACCGCGCTCGGTGCGCTCGCCACGGCGGGTGGTAAACATTTCAGCTGGCAACGCGGCGCGGGCGGTCAACTCAGCCGCATCCATTTGCAGGCCATCCACACCCAGCAAACGGCCACCCAGCCCGGCGATGATGGCGTCCAGCTTTTGCGGATGCAGCAGCAGCGGCGTATTCAGCAAACGGTCTGCCAAGTGGGGATAGGTGCGGCTGCTCATGCTTGGCCCTTTGCGCCTGCACCGCTATCGCGGCGCTCTTTGTTGTCTTGATCGTCTTGCTCGGGCGCATCGGGTGCGTTGGGGCTGACCACCCATGCGGCTTGCGCAGGTGCCTGCAGGCCCAGCTCTGCACGGCGTTGCGCCTCAATGCGTTGCTGGTGCAGTACCTCTTCCCAGTCCAAGCCCTGCTCTGCACACTCTTGCTCCAGGGTGGAAACGCCAATCTCCAGCCGCAGCTTGGCGGCGGTGATTTCTTTCACTGGGTCTACCCAGCCCTTGCCACCAAACACAAAGCGGCAGCGCGTGTAGGCGTAGCGGTTGGCGTAGAAGCCGGGCGCGTCAATCACACCGGCGTTGACGGCCTCTTCCAGCCACAGCTCATAAATGGGCTTGAGCCAGTTGGCTGTCAGCCAGCGGCGGCGGCCATGAAAGTAGCGCCACGCCTCCAGCAAGGCGGCGCGGGCACTGCTGTAATTCACGCGACTAAAGTCTTTGGCAAACAGCTCATACGGCAGGTTCATGCCTGCGGCAATGCGGCGCTCCACCGCCAGCATGAAGGCGTCAAACGCCACATTGGGGCGGCCCGGCGTAAAGCTGTTCATGCGCGCACCCACGGGCAGCGGGATGACGGCTGCCCCCTGCAACTTACCAATGCTCTGCGCCTGCTTGACGGACTTAGTCCACACATCACGCGGCTCTGCCCCAAACAGCGCTGCGGCAGATTCCGGGTCTAAGTCCGACTCCAAAAACGCCGCTACCAACGAGTTGGCCAAGCTGGCCTGCAGCTCGTTTTGCGCGTACTTGCCCGCCATGTGGAACTCACGCATCACCGCGCTCACAATTGGGCGGCCACGGGTTTGGCCCGTGCGCTCTTTGGCGTGCAGGTGAATCACGCGGCGGCGCCCCCAGGGCGTAAAGGCAGGCACACGCTCCCAGCGTTGCAGGTCTTGCACCTCATCACCGCGCAGGTACAGCGCATCACCGGGGTGCGCGGCCTGAAAGTGGTAAGCCAGTGGCGCGCCATCGCGGTCAAACTCCACACCACGGCGAATGCGGGCCATGCCCTCCAGGTACGGGGGCGTTTGCAGGCGGTCAGACTCAATCAAGCTCAGGCGCGTGGCCCAAGGGCTATCTGGGCGCGGCAGCCATTTGGGAATGGCTACGGCATCGCCGTTCACCATCTCGCCACCCAGGGCCAGTACTGTCAGCCCCAGCAAATCCAGCGTGCGGGCAGCATCGCAATCGGTGGTGTCTGCCCAACTGCGAAAGTGCGCCTCTACCTTGTTGCCCCACTCGCGGGCTTGCTCGGGCGACCAGCCCAGCAGGCGGTAATCGGGCAAGGCGGACAGGCGCAGCACCGCGCCCACAATGTTGTCGCG